CATCATCCCATTGCTCGTAACAAGCGATGGTTTCGGCGTTAAGATCGATAATATACAAGTATTCGACATCACCGTGAATGCCAGCCGTAGGCTCATAAGACCCGCACTTCCATTCACCATCAGGCTCGAGCGCGCTCTCTGCGGGCAATTCTTTATAACCTGTCTTATAAGAGCCTCTATTGTATTCTTTAGCTCCTATCAAGATAAGCCAGCCCGCTGATTGTGAAGTGTTATCGCGGATTTTACCGTCGCGAAGCCACCCGACAAACTTCTGTAAAGTTGGCATAGCGCCCTCTGGGTATCCGTCTGAGTGCCGATAAAACCACAATGATTCATAACTGCATTTTACCACGATGTTTGCTCTTGTACTCATAATACACCTCTCAAAATAAAGTTAATAAACAATTAAGCAGCCCTTGACTTAACAAGAGCCGGTTAATTGTTTAAGCTGTCATTCTTGCAAATAAATCTTCGCTTTGAACTGTATAGCTGAAATCTGCGGGGTGCGAATCCCAATATGCCCGCATTGTTCTGCGCTCTGTTTTATTCCCTATCCCGTTTATAGCAGAAGGGGTGCCGTTCTCAAATCTGATCAGATAAAAGAACATTCTCGATTTTCGATTCGTCTGGTATCCCCGGCTTTCCATAGTGGCGTAAAATCGTGCCGAAATAGGTTTGCTGGGATTCGAGACAATACAAATAAGCTGACCATTATTCAGGACTCTGTCAAGTCTCGTCTGTTTGCTTCTATTCATCTTTTCGCCCTTAAATAAAGTAATAACAATTAACTTACAAGAATAATATACACCGAGAATCAACCCTTGTCAAACTAAAAATGTAAAAATAACAAGACAGTTTAGCCCTGTACTGATTAGAGCTTGGAAATGGGGGATATTAAGAGAATATAAAGAAAAACAATAAATAATTGATAAATCTTAATAAATGCTTAATATTTCCTTGACAAGCTTGGGGAAGTGTGGTATAATGCTTGAAATGGGAATAGATAAGACACTAAGACAGGAGTTGGCAAGGGAGCAAATAAGCAATCTATTATATGAGATAAACAAGCAGGCGGTCGTAGCCAATTTACCTGAGTTGACGAAGCTGATGGAAAAAACAAGCGAATTAGAGATATTGATTGACCCGGAATAACAGGGGTACAATACACACCCCAGTAAGGAAAAAAAACATGAGAACAAGAACGCTAATCATCTTATTAACAATCTTATCAGCTATTGTCTACGCTGCCAATACTCAGATCGTACCTCTTAATTTAGAGGGGAAGAGAGTCGATCCGGGGTCATTACATACTGCTCGTAATACATGGGTGGTAATAGACTCAACCACAAGTGCCGGTGATGAGCCAGCTGATTTAACTACGGCTTTGAGGACTTATCAGGGCATATCAGATGCTATTGAGGCCTCAGGTGCAGAATATGGGGAAATAAGCATATATGATATACCAAGAGATTGGAACGGGGTCAAGTTCAGATCGCTCGGCATAACCGACAACGCCACAGTAACATACCAAGTATATGCTGGGACGCTGGGTGATGGCGAAAGACATGCAGACTCAACAACCGCAGACTGTAACCTCTCTTATGTAGGGCAATTTGCATTCACAGTAGGCGCACAAGCAAGCACAACGACAACTTATGAGATGGCAGATACTCTAGTAGTAACGGGGTCGGATTGGCCGGTTGATTTTACCGCAGGAAATAGGGTAACAAGCCCAGGAAGTGATAGGGTGGCGGAAGCTAGATTCGATCTATTAGGTGCTGATATACTTGTATTAGTAGCAACCGTAGCAACGGCAGATTGTAAGTTAATAGCCAGGGGGTTTTAATGGCCTTTGAAGGACGACCAACACTTTACAAAGAGACCATGATAGAAGAGGTCAAACAGTACATCAAGGATTGCCCGGATGTAGTACCAAGTCTATGTGGATTAGCTTTAGAGCTAGACGTTAGTGAGAGTACGCTCAATAAATGGAAAGCCTTATTAGTAAAGGACTTAGACCCGATAAAGTACCCAAAGTTTGACGAGTTCTTACAGATGTTAGATAAATTACACTCATTTCAGCAGAGAACAGCACTAAATGGAGGGGCTGATGGAAGCTGGAATAGTACTATATCCAAGCTAGTGCTCACTAAACACGGCTATAGTGACAAGAATGAGACTAAATTAGAGGGCTTAGACTCCATCCAGCCCGTTATTAACGTAACCGTAGCGAAAGAATAGGCTCAGAATGACCCAGGATCAACGATCTAAAGAAATAGCAGTCAATACTACCTTTAAGAAAGGGACGGCTTAGAATGGAAAAAGAAAGAACATGTGAGTTTATAGACTGTAATGGCATGGTAACAGGCAGGGCGCGGTATTGTAGCCCAGCGTGCAAACAAGCAGCCTACCGTAACAAACGTAACACGCCAACTGTAACAGATGCAACCGTAACACAAGTCCAGCCTGTTACAGTTGAACCGAAGCACTATGCACCACGCACCAACTATGAACTACTCAACTGGGGGCCGTGGATGACACGCGATGAGCTGGCAAGGGCAGGACTCACAGCTAACCGAGTATCTATACCAGGAGACTGGGATTATGACGGCGTGTGTGTCATGGGTGATGAGGGTAATTGGTCGATCTACAAGGACCCAACGAACCAAGCCAACCCTGGAGACCACGACTACACTGGAACCTACAAACCACTCAAGTTAAGTCAGGTGACGTGATGAGCAACTGCCTATTGTTTGTGATAGTGTATGCCCTTGGGTTGTCTATAGGGTATCCGTGTTTGCATGGCTGGAGAAGACTGAGAAGAGAGCTAAACATTAAAGATGATAAACCTAATCAAGATATACAGAGAACCTATATAAAGCGAAGGCCCTATATAGGAGCGAAGTTACGATGTGTAGAAGAGGTCTTCTTGATTTTTATAAAATGAAACCCCCTATACCCCTGTAAAAGGATAGGAATGGCACAACCTTATAAAACAGTAGAATTTTCACCTGTTCTTACTCTAAGACAGTCTGTTGCATGGCACGCTATCCATAATCAGGATATTGTTGACGTAATGTACGGAGGTGCCAAGGGTGGCGGCAAGTCTCATTTCTTATGTGTATGGGTCTTCACAGAGGCTATGAGATTAGCTAAGGAGTACGCTCTTGGGAGGACGGACAATCCTTTGCATGTTGGCTGGTTTGGCCGTAAGCAGGCTACAGACTTCGCTGGTACGACGTTGCAGACCTGGCGTACAATTATTCCTCACGAATTATATCAAATAAGGGGTGGTACTGAGCGTGATGTCAAACATATTATCATTGATGGTCGTGTTGCTGTCGACTTTGGTGGTTTGGATAAGCAGGAGAACATAAATAAGTTTAATAGTGCCGAATATTGCTTTATTGCAGTAGACCAAGCCGAGGAAACAACTCGTGATGAAGTTTCTGTCCTTCGTGCTTCTCGTAGAATGATGATAAACGATAAATTCCCTTTATATAAGGGTTTATTCACTGCTAATCCTGCCCAATGCTGGTTAAAGGACGAGTTTTTAGATAATCCCATACCATCTCGTCGGTTTGTTCAGGCTCTTCCTGCCGATAATCCCCATTTACCAGATTCTTATCTGGAAACATTAAAAGATTCGTTCTCACATAGACCTGACCTTTTAGAGGCATATTTGTATGGATCCTGGGAGGCTTTTGAGGGTGACGATCAGGTTATTCTTGAAAAATGGATAGTCGATGCTAATTCCAAGCAATACAATAAGTGGTTTGCTCCTATTATAACTTGCGATCCTGCCCGTTTTGGTGACGATGAAACGGTTATTTATGTAATGGACGGTGGTAAAATTCTCACTGAAAGGACGATGGGTAAGAGTAAAACTACTGAGATTTCAAAGAAAATAGCCCAATTATCAAGAGATTACGGCGATTGCAAGGCTGTTGTTGACGAAATTGGTATAGGTGGTGGTGTTTGCGACGAACTTACGAGTGGCGGTGTTTCTGTAATGCCATTCAATTCAAGTACAAAAGCTGACGATTCTGAGAAATACTACAATTTGCGAGCCGAGGCTTGGGATCATGCTGCTAAAATGTTCAGCGAGGGTCGGGTATCAGCAGATAAAACTATTGATTATGTTCTCAAAAACCAACTCTTAATGCCCAGGTATCAGTTCAAGACCAACGGTAAGATGATAATCGAACCCAAAGAGTCTATCAAAAAGAGACTAGGAAAGAGTCCTGACCGCGGAGATGCTTACGTTATGGGTCTTTGGGCTGGCGATAAAGCAAGGAAAGTTGCCAACGGAGTTTCGGGAGCACAAATTCGTGATTGGTCAAAGAAATATCGGAGAGTTGGATGAACAAAGATAAAGTATCTGAATTTCACGATGCGTATGATATAAACGCTACGTCATGGCGTCCGTTCCTTGAACAAGCTTCATTGGATCTCGATTATTACCTCAAGGCCCAACACTCCGAAGATGAAGCCACTGCTGCTGACGAACAAAAGAGAACTTTACACACAATAGATAAAATCGGCAGACAGGTCAATCTCTTACATGGTTATGAAATACGAAACCGACATATCCTCAAAATAGGCCAACAGGGAGCGTTTGACGAAAAAGAAGACGAAGCATGTAATCAACACACTGGCATATCAATGTCACTTATGGACCGTCATGGTGGATATGATACTTTGTCAGATGCTTTCAAGTGGGGTACGTTGGTAGAGGGTTCTAACCTTATTGAAATGTGGCGCGATAGAAACGGCCTTCTCCAATATGGTAGACTTGGCTGGAACCAGTTTCTTTTAGATCATGGCCTTACTAAACCAGACCTTTCCGATTGTCAGGATATCTTCACAGGCCAGTGGATTTCAACTGATAAGGCTAAAATGCTCGTCCCTACCAAAGGAGAGTTGATTGAAGAAATTGAACCTCTTACAGTTTCGAGCCGATGGGAATTCCAGGGTATGCCTGCCATGCAGAATAAGGCTAAAAAAAGGCTCTTTGAGCAATGGTGGCATAGAACTACGGAAGAGGTTTCAGTTGTTCAAAACCGCCTTACAGGTGTTAAAATACCGTTCGACGAGTTCGTACAGACTATCGGTAAAGGCGACAAAAAGTATGCTCTCAGGATTATTGACGAATTCAAGATGGAAAATGGCACGCCGCATCTTGTCAAGTTCCTCGATATCAAAGATAAGATCGAGTTGACCATTCTGTTAGACGATAAATTCCTATGGTCCGGTGACAACCCAACTAAGCTAAGAGACTACAATTATACATGGGTAAGAGGTCTATGGTGTCCTGAACAGTCAAGGACTGAGTTGAAACTACAATCTTTTGTAAGAGGTTTAAGAGACCCGCAACGAGCATTTAACCGCAGAATCAACCAGATATACGATATAATCGAAAGCCAGATTCAGGCAGTAAGGGTAATAAAAGACTACTATCTAAAGAACCCGGAAGCTGCCTATCAATCTGGTCAGGGTGTCGTATTGCACTTGAATGAAGACGCAAAGGACAAACCCTTACAAGACGTATTCATGCAGGCCCCGGCATCTGACGTGCCACAATCTCTTTTCACTGCCCTGGAGGTCACTGACAAGGCTGAGACTGAGGTGGGTGGCCTAAGTCCTGAAATGCTTGGCACAGACGATAAGGAGATTTCAGGTGTCCTACACGCCTACAGGACGGGTCAGGCTTTAACCGGTCAAGCGTGGATGTTCCAGGACCTTAGGGCTGCTAAAAGAGAATTGGGTAGAAAGCAAGTCCAGTTAGTACAATTGAACTACGATCCCCAACGAATCAAGGAACTTCTCAATCAGGAGCCAGTAGAGGGATTCTATAAAGAAGATTTAATGAGATACGACTGTGTACCAACGGAAGGTCTTTTAACTGACTCTCAGCAGAACATGTACTATCAGGAGCTTAAAGAACTCTTGAAAGAATTCCCGGATATGTTCAATGGTATTATCACACCTGAAATGTTAGTTAAAGCTTCTCCGATGCAGTTTAAGAACGCCACTCTTAAAGCGATTCAAGATGCACAGAAGTCTAAACAACAGTCGGAGCAGATCGCACAACAGCAGAATCAGAGGGATATCCAATTACAACAGGCCGTCACTGCTACCCAGGTGGCTAAATCTCAAGAGGATATCGCAGATGCACAGGCGTCAAGGTCTAACGCAGGACTTAATCGGGCAAAGACAATGACCGAGATTAACAAGAATCAAGCAGGTATAGATCAAGCCGCTTTCGATGGGTTTGTAAAACTTGTTAGTGCAATGAGAAGTGAAACAACCTTAAAAAAAGGAGATGGCAATGGTAGCTAAAATAATTACACCAACTACACCAATTGAAGACCTGCAACAAAGGGCAAAACAAGAGATGCGGGAAGTCCTGGTAGACGCTGCAAAGAAATTAGACTGTCATCCAGAGGATTTGAAAATAAGAGTTGTCAGGAACCATTTAACCGGTGCAACAGGATATGAAGTCGAAAGGATTATCGATGGCTAAAAAGAAAGCTAAAAAGAAAGCTAAAAAAGCTCCAAGAACTATCGCAAGACCATCAACGTATTCAGATGAAAGGTACAGAGTGGAGAATGCCGCTGATACCATGATGAAAATGCAGGAAATCAAGTCCGATTCCAAGCTAATAGAAAAGGCAAAAAAAGAACTGGCTCGTAGAGAGACGGCTATAAAAAGGGCAAGAAAGGTATAAGGATTATCGATGAAGACAGTTGACATCAAAATCGACGAAAGAATCGTTCTTCCAGAATCCTGCGATAATATGTCTCCCGATCTAAGAGGTCATGTTATAGCTGCACTGTCAGACTCTTGTGTTAAGTTTGAATGTGAGTATTCCGATCTTCGATGGTCTGTCATAATTGACCCTGCGAGTGGACAACCCATTATTAAGGTGAAGAAACGTAAGGATTATGTGGTATTGAACGATTTGCCATTACACCATTTGATTGGGAGCAAGTAAACGTGACCAATGAACAGGAAAAAGCCTTGATTGCAGCAAATAAGGCCCTAAAAGACGCATGGCCGGAAGGAAACTTGCAAATATGCTTCAATCTCGCTCAGAAGCACAACAACGTGAACTTTAACATGAAACAAAGCGGAATACTTAACCCTGAAAGGGTGCCGAAATGAAAGAATGTGAACATGAAAATTGGACGGTAAAAGGTGACAACAGGGTTGGCTGTGGTTATTGTCTTGATTGTAAGAAAGCAGTAAACTTGTCAATTCTGTTTAATAACCTAAAAGATAGAATGGAAAATGCAATAAATCAACTGCATAAGTAAAACTAAATATTAAGGATTACCTGAAAAACAGGCCCTTGTGATGTATTCCATTGTGGACTACGCGCAAGGGCTTTTTTAATACCTTAAATAAAGGAATAGTAAGATGGAAAACGATCTAAACAACGATCAGCCAATCACTGATCCAGACCTAAACGCTGAGGTGGTCGCTCAGCCAGACCTAAACGCTCAGGTGGTCACTGAGACGGGTGCGTTAGCTGATGGTACGGACCCTAATAAGAATGTGCCGTATTCAGAGCTTAAAAAGGCTACTGATGCAAAGAATGTTGAAGCGGAAGCTAGACAGGCAGCGGAAGAAAAGGCCGCTTACGCCCAAAGGCAACTTGAACTGATGCAAATGAATCAAGTCCAACAGCAACAGACACAGCCAAAGTCCTCTATGGATCAGGCTATGATTGATTGTGGTATCACTCAGGAAGAGCTTTATGGTGAAAACGTAGTTAAAGTAATGAACCGTAAGGATCAACTTGATAAGGTCTCGATTCAACAGCAGCAAACAGTTTTATTGAATCAGCAGTTTATGGCATCGCGCCCAGACGTACACCAGGTAGTTGGGAGTGTAAACCCGGCTACCGGGCAAGTTATGACCATGAGTCCAGAACTACATGCGATACTTGCCAGAAAACCTCACTATCTTGGAGCATGTGTCAGTACGCAAGCGACTTATGATATTGTCATGCAGGAACGCGAAATGAATAAGCTTAGAGATAGTCAAAAAACTATCGCAGAGCATCAATTGCGAACCGGCGTTGACAATAAAACTCTACCATTGGGCGGCTCTGCCGCAGGTGGTGGCGGCTCAGGGGAACCTCAACAGGAAAAGTTGATGACCCGCGAGCAAGTCGATGAAATGCAAAGGCGCCTTGACTCCGGCGAGATTTAAGAAAGGACCAAAATGAGTAATAAAAATATGATGACTACGAGCAGGGTCAATCATCCAATTAACATCTTTTACCAAAGTAAAGTGTTATTGCGGGTTATCGACGCTTTCGTATACAACCAGTTCTCCAAGAGCGAGTCTTTAGGGCAGCATCAGGGAGATACAAACAAATGGCGTAGATGGTCGAATCCATCGGCACAGACAACTCCTCTTATTGAGGGCGTTGATCCTGCACCGATCTCATTGGCTAAGACTGACATTGAGGTTTCGGTGAAAGAATACGGTGCTTATATCATCACGAGTTCGTGGATGACATTCACTGGTATTACTCGTGACGAAACTGAGATGGCAGATGTCTTGACCGATAATATGGCACTCACTCTTGACACGCTCGGAAGAGACGTAGCAAGTGGTACTGCTTCGCAGACTACCGCATCTAACGGTGTTGGCACTTCAACTCTTATCAATAAGGATGATATCGACACAATCGTTACCAATCTTGTTGGCGAGAATGCTAAAATGATTACCAGCCAGATCGATGCAAGTACGAAAGTTGCTACTTCTCCGATCAGGGCTGCGTTCATTGCTATCGGTCATACCGCTATGAGGCCGAGTCTTGAAAACGTAAGTGGATTCAAGCATGTTTCCAGCTATGCAAGTCCTACGAATCAGTGGGCAGAGGAATTCGGATGCACCGGCGATGTAAGATGGTTGCTTACTAATAACGCGATTAGAACAACTACTACGACTGGATACCAGAATCTTATCATGGGCCAGGAGTTCTTCGGCACTGTTAAGATTGACGGAAGTTCTGCTTCGCGTCCTTTGATTTTCACGCCGAAGGATAAAGTTGGTTCTCCGTTGCAGCGATACAGTACGCTTGGATGGCTGAAAAACTTTGCAGCTAGAATCCTTAATGATAACTTTGGCCACGTTTTGGTCACAACCGTCTAAGAAAGGACGCATTATGAGTAATAAAATAATAACCGGAGTATGGACTGCTGATGGTAGTGCGATTTATCTGCCAGTCGGTTTTATTCCTGACTATATCAGGGTATGCGACCGAGACCTTACTAATTCCATCTTCTACGAATGGTGGAGGCTTATGGAGACCGACGATATTAGCGGTTCCCAAGAGGGTATCATTGACACAGCGGGTGTTAAAACTGACGCCGCTGATGATGGTGGTATTGTTGGCTATGACACAGGGACCCAGGTTCCAACGATTAGCGGATGGACTACTGCGGTATCAGATGCCGCAACCGCTCGTACAGTAACCGCGGCTGGAAGCTATGTTAAGCCAAGCACGTCAAGCGATACTGACAGAAGTGCAATCTTTGAATGCGTTACTGCTGGAAGCGGTGATTCTACGGAACCGACATGGCCCGATGAAATTGGCGGTCAGGTAACTGATGGAACGACTGTGTTTGAGCGCGTAGATAAGAGCCTGGAACGTCAGGGTTATCAGGGTATCTGCATTGCAGCCGCTCTCCAGACTGACGGACAGTTGTGCTACTACATAGCAATACAGGCCGACAAATCAATCGTTCATGGCGATGTTGACGGCTGGACCGATGGCATTTCTCCGAGCGTGAGTTAATCAAGTAATTTTATTAAAGGAAATTTATCGTGGCAGAACAAGTTAAAAAAACTGAAAATGAAGGTGCTTCTGAATATCATCGTCTGAACAAAATTGCTAAAGGTCTCGGAATTAAAACCGATGGCATGAATCTTGACGATATTACAAAGGCTATCCAGCGAAAGCAGATAGCTGATACTATTCGCATAGAAGCGGAAGAACGTGAAAAACTGAAAATTGAATACCGCCTGAAACAAGAGCGGGCTGATATTATTGCAGAATCGGAGTCACTTGCTATCCCGGTAACTTTACCGGATCCATGCACGGAACTTGATTTAGCGAAAGCCAGACGCGCTCTTGGTATGGAGAAGACGAAATTGAAACCGTCACCGGAGACAATTGCTATCGAGGCAAGTAAGAAGAATTATTATATCTTCCGAAACCTTGAACAGGACGATGTTGATGTGTCCTGTAATGTCGGTGGCAAGTATCATTTCGACCTCATACCAGATAAGGTTCATTGTTTGCCTGAATACCTCTTAGAGCATATGAGGAAAAAGGCGATTGTGCCTGTTTATAGCCGAGTTCCAAGATCAGACGGAAAAGGCGAAGATACAAAAAGAACAAGCACAAAGCAAAGGTTCACGTTTGAACTTCTAAAAGAAGCGCCAATCGAAGCAGAATTCGGTGTAGTTCTCGATGAAACACTTTTAAGCGAATTACTAAATCCAGTATAGGAGCTATCCAGTATAGGAGCTATCCAGTATAGGAGCTATTATGAGACGAGTACGAGCGTATGAAGTCAATACTCCTGATGAGGTCGCAAACGAACTCAACAAGATTATTGATAACATGGAATTAGTGGAAGCCAAGGTCGTGCAACTCGCACAACCGAAACCGAAACCGAAAGATAAGAAGAAAGATAAGAAGAAAGATAAGAAGAAAGGAGACAAAAATGCGTAAAGCTATTGTCTTAATGTTATTGACTATGTGCTTCACAGTAAGCGCAGCAGTCGATCTAAACGAAATCAATTTCAACACCGTTCAGGCGGGTAATATCGACCAGAGTTTGCGTGGATGGCTTGATACGCTGAACAACGATATTCTGACCGCAGGAACACAATTAGGCACAGGGGAGGTGTTCTACGTT